CACCCCAAAGCCTTAAAATAGTTTTCTATGATCTGTTGTTTGGTCATTTCTTTATTCTCCGGCATCTCAAACAGTAATCTGCCTCTATCTATAGGTTTATTTGGTCCCGCAAACGGATCGCTCATATAGCTTTTGTATGGTCCAAATGGATCGCCGCCTTCCATCACTCCTCCATTTCTCCGGTTTGTTCGACTGCCTTCCAGAAGGCTATAAATTCGTTTTCGTGGTAGTTGATTCCCGGCTCCGTTGTTCCCTTGAAAAACTCATAATGGTATTTGTATTTTCCTTTTTCTACAATATTCCCATCAAGGTTGATTGTATCGAGTCCTCTGAGGTTAATACTATCCAAAAGCCACTCCCGCTTCTCCATCTCCTTTTTCGCAAGGTGCATGAAATAGCTAGCCTCTCTTGGGTCCTCAAACAACCTGACTACTGATTTCGCTCCAAGCTGGCCTATAAACTTCGCACACTTCTCCGCAAGTTGTTTTTGTTCTGAGGTGGTCATCGGCCTCTACACGCCCTTCTATGCTTTCTTGTTTGGTTACTCTCTCCACAATTACTACAATTCGCGAGCTTCGGGTCCAGCTCCTCACACCGCTTCTCACTCGCTTCAAGTTTCTTCTTGAGGTCGGAAAATTCGTCTGTCCATTGTTTTTCAAGGTGGATATATTCTGATTTTCTATCCTCTATTTCTTTTCTCAATTCCTCGTTCCTTCTTGCGAAGTGGTTTTCCTTTCCAGATGTTGCCATTTCCAAGAGAGTCTTATCAATCTCCTGCGCCTTAGCCCAAAGAGTATTCCATACATGAACGTCCGGTCGCCCCTCACTCTGAATGGCCTTATCACCCTTGACCATCGCTACAAACAAGAACCGTTCTCCTTTTACGAAATAGTGATTCATCCCAACAATAGACCATCCCTCTAACGCTGGACTTTCCCACGGATATAAATACGCCATAATCTCACTTCCTCCTAAGTTAAGGTCGCTGTTGATAATTGGAACCAGAGGCGGGACTCGTACCCCGCGTTGCAGACGCTATCTGCCGGATATAGTAATGTTCTCATCCTACTCTGGCTAATATCAGTCTGCTTCGACTTTATCTTCGCGTATAATATCAAATACTGGACTTGAATTACACCAGTTGATCGAACCTTTACAATTTTTCCGAGACTGAATTCTTCTGTATATTCTTTTCGTTGAACGTCCGAAAACCCTGTGCCTACATTCGTTCGTATTGTTCCATCTTTATTTTCGACTGTGAAAGATCCAAGCATTCCTTTATGTCTACCGGTTCCTTCGTTCCAACCAACTACTTTTAAATCCATTTCAATCATTGCGTCTTTATAAAAACCATCTTTAACTTTGATCCAATTTTTTGATCTTTTTGCTTCCCATATTCCGTACGGATTTTTTACAATAATTCCTTCTTTTTTCAACGCAACAGCATCATAGAATAATTTTTCGAGTTCTTCGAGATTTTCGGCTATCTCATATGAAAGAAGTTGAATTTTTGGGTCCTCAGCCCGACGTGCCAACCAATTAGCATAATCAAGCCTCAAAGAACTATATCTATTTTTTTCTTTTACGAGACTCTTTCCTTCTTGGAAGTCATCATAATCAATTTTATCCCATAGGCGAATAATAATTTCATTTGCTTCTTCTGGTGAAATTGTGCCACGAATTGCTTTATTCAAAATGCCATTACCAGTTTGTCTATCTAATATTTGTCCTTCACGACGAACTAGCAATTCTCCATCAAATACAACATTCTTTTCATTAGATAAAAGAAGAAAACTATCAACCATGTTTCCGTGCAATTCAATTTCCTTTCCGCTTCTTCCGTAGTAATTGACTGCACCATCCTTTACAATAACAACGCATCTCATTCCGTCTTCTTTATCTTGCACGTAAACAGGATATTCTAATTCTTCCATCAATTTCTCAGTACTTTTTGAAGCGAGCATTACATCAAATTTTGGAATGAGTTTTTTCCATACTTTATTGACGGTAGAAACTGAAACATTGCATTTCAGGTCTCGTTCAATTACGTGTTCGATGACTTTGGCATCCTTTTCGTTCAACTGTTCCAAGGTAGATCGCAAATGATCTATGCCTGCATTACCAGTGAACTTTCGATTAATTAAATCATCAAGTCGTTTCAGTCCCCAATCCAAACAATGAGCTTTTGAAATTGATTCATCATAAGGAACATAATTGGGAATTTTCTTAATCCAAAAATTAATGAAAGGATTAAGTGCTTTGTAAAAAGTCATCTGTAAATCACTATTAAGACCATTTTCTTTGAGAATTTCAATCTTCTTTAAAGAAGATCCATTTTCTCTCAATTCTTCAATTATTGTCAATACGTCTTTCATTATGACGCCACCTCCTCAAGAAGTTGTTTTTCTAATGCAGAACCATAATCAGTAAATAAAATACCATGTTGCCATAACCAATGAGATATATCATTGACTCCATACGTCATCCAACGGAGAGCAGTTTTTTCATCTCCAGCACCAAGATCGATAGTTTTTCTAACGACTTCTTTGAAATCTGCAACTGCGACAGCATCTATTTCTTCTTCTTCTTTTTGAACTGCTTCCAATTCAACAACAAGACGATCAAACCATTCTTTGAGATCTTCGAGCGTCATGCTCTCAAAATCAAAACCTCGTGGACGAACTCCATAAACATCTTTGTAAAGGTCCCAAATGATGGTTTTCATTTCATCTCTTTCATTCATCGTATATTCTCCTTTAAATAAAATTAATTATTTAATACATAAAGATTATATAATAAAGAAGAAAAGAAGTCAAGCAAAAAATAAAATTATTTTAAGAATATAATTGCCCGCCATTTGTGAACATCTGCCATTTGATAGCATTTGATATATTGAAAGAACGATTGTTCAATATAGTGATGATAGAATCAATATAACTGATTTTCTCTTTTAAAAGAAAAACCTTATCTTGAATCTGTTGTAAGGCAGGATCGCTTTCGAGGTAGGTAGGAATATCTTGTTTGAGGATTTTTAATTCAAAGGGATCTTTTTTGTATACTTCAGGCGAAGCTTTGCCTGTGTAATATTCCCAGCGATCCTTTTTAGTTTTCTTTAACTGGTTTTCATAATGGCGAAGTTTGACATTTTCTTCCATTCTGATATTCAGATATTTATTTGTAACAGATGCAATATTCGCAGATTCAGTATCAAGTTGTGTCAAATCAATCTTGACATCGTTTTTAATCATTTGTTTTAATTCATCTATCTTCATAATTTACGCTCAGGGTACCAAAGTATAGGGTTTCTTTAAAAATAAACGATAACTGATTTAAAATGAATAAACCCTTTGTTTACATAGGGTTACTAAAACAGCTCATTTGTTCAAAATAAATGTATTATATCTTTAAAATCAATAGGTTACAAGAATCAAGTAGTAAAAGTTCAAAAATAAACCAAGAAATTAAAAAGGTTTAGAACCCTTATTTCTCAATCAATGGAAGATAATGTTGAATGTTTTCAAGGACACGATAAAGAAGAATTTCGTCACCTATTGTATGTTCTTTCATCGCCTTATCCCATGACATACGAATTAAAGTATTCCATTTTGGATGATTGGCGGCTTCGTGATAAACAGATTCAACGTCTTTCGAAAATTCTTCTTCTGTATAATCACACAAAAGATTTTGCTTATTAAGAACTGCATATGAATATTTTTCGTTGAGTTCAAATTTATTCATCTTAATTCTCCTTTAGTCTGCGATTGGAAATTCGCCTGCCGCTTCGGTGATATCTATAACACGATTATCCCATTCAAAAAATGCTGTCTCCATTGGAATAAAAATTTCAACACCAACTCTGGAAGGCCGATTGCTACCAAACTCTTTTCGAGCTTCTGGTCCAGAATCTTCTTCACAATCAATTACCAAGAATTTTGCACCTTCTTTTTCATCGTGTCGTTTGATTGTTCCTTGAACATAAATTTCATCTCTCCAATCCCCAACTGGCTCAAAATCATAAGCTCGGATT